GATACATAATCATCCAATGCCTCCTGCTGGATCGGAACACACCTGAAAAAGTACAGGAATGAATTATCAATGGGGTAAGATGCATCGAATTCATAAGTCGTCTTCAACTTAAGGTTTTCCAAAGCCTTATAAGCCTTGGTCTTCTTCCATTCCTCATTCGAATCAAGCAGCTGAAGTAACGTATCCATTGCATTATAGTAATTATCACGATAGGCCCTGCGCATCTGCTCCTGCTCGTTCTTGTAGATATCCACATCCGATTTACGAAGTGACAGCACATTGAATATAAGCTGTTTTGCCAATGTCAGATTAGCCACGGCACTTCTTAATGCATCCTTTTCATCGTTGTCCTCTCCTGCTGCTATCTTCTTGTAGATATCAGGGGATATGACGGATTGAACCTGCTTAATGGCACTCATGGCACTTGATGCAAGATCCTTGAAATTCATATTACTCTCCGCATAAGGGGAATAAAGGTGGAACTGGGCCACATCTATAAACAATTCTTCTAAAACATTCATGGCTGCTGATTATTAAGACGGTTAGACGGTGATACATCTTCCTGGCGTGACGGGATTTCCCGGTAAAAGCCTATCCGATAACCTTGTTCGTACAATTCAGGGAAGTTAATACGGATAGCCTGGTTAAACGGCTCACATACAATCTCATCTTCCGGTGCCAATTGGAGCAGATAAATCAAATAGTTGTAATAAGCGTCACTTCCGCTCTTGCTAATTACACCGTCCTTGCTGACTGATGAGATGGAAGAATCCAGCCCGACACTTGACAGCAATACTTCGTCAGCACGTTTATCATAGCTGATAATCGCATCAATGTATTCTTTATATTTTAAATCGACGGTTTCTATCTTCCATCGCTCCTCTTCCCCGCTGCTTCCGTTCCGAAAGCTGAAAGTCGCGTAAGCCTTTCCTTGGTTATCGGCTCCGGACAAATAATCGGATATATTATCCAATTCCTGTTTTATATAGCGGATCAAGGTAGACTCCTTGAATTCAGTCCCAATCTCCAGCCCGTTGTACAGCAATAGTTTCTCATTTTTCGAAGCGCGTTCCTTGTTTTCGTTGCAAAGATTGGTAATCTGGGTTCTCTTCGAATTAACCCATGCGTTAGGAATGATAATATGTATTTTAGCCGCCAGCGAATTACGAAGAAAGCTGTTAATATATACCGCATTTTCATTGGATCCCTTGATATAAGGCTGTGTGCCCTCGTGTGTCTCATTCTCTCCATAGAAATTATCAATGGACTTCTCACGATGATGGGAAACAGCAGCGAACCTGTATCGCGGTACATCCTGCATACGCAATTTAGGATAAATGCGCAAACTGGTACTGATTCCATTGATAAACTTCCCAACAGCTATAGCCGTGAAATCCTTATAATAAACCATATCATAAGCCACATCCGTCCGGGTGGTAGCCAAAAGACAATCCTTATTCTCCATGGCTTCCAGACCAGCAACCGGCAACACACCCGGAACAATCCCTTTTCCTGCTGAAAACCGCCACTTTACAAAGAAATCGCGGAAATAATAATAGTTTTTGATGTTCTGTTTGGCAAACGCCCGGTATCCCTGCTCCATTCCATTCTGCTCCCAGCTTTCCAGCCATCTCTGTATACTAGGTTCCATAATCCAAGTTCTCTTGACCTTATTATCGACAAGTTCTGTCTTATAGACAGCCGGTCCGGAGCCATACAGCATATTGACCTGTTTGGTTATCAATCTTGGAAGCAGCCTGTTATGCTTGATATCGCTTGCTACTTCCTGGCATTTCAGATTGTTCCAGCCACGAGAAGCGATGTTATACCCTTTGACCGTAAGCCATCTCACCTGTCCTTCCAATGCCACCGGATTAACAGATATAGTACGGTTACGCTGTAAGGCATCCTGCATATTCCCTTCCCCTAGCTGGAAAGATATCACACTGCCGTCATTAACATACACGCCAAGGCATCCCTGTATCTCTATATTACTTTGTTGACTCATGATAACCAATCTATTTTATGTAGTTTAAATCCATCTTGCGGAAATCCCATATAGCGTATCAATATAGTGTAGCACATACGGGGTTCTCCGTCCTTGTCGGTAAACAGGAAGAAGTTATCACTGTCCACACTGAAACGTTCATGAGGCAATTGGGTGCGCCATCTGCAACCGTCCTTTATTACGATCTTAGTGGATGCCTCATTACGTTGCAGGCTACATGGATAGAATGCTATGGTAAAGCATCCATCAGGCAGCTTGGATATTTCTTTGGCCCATTGCATGGCCTGTGTGCCCGACATCGTAACGTTATGATCTATTACCTCTTCCATGCTACGAATTTATTCGTTTTCCGATACAATAGAAAAGACGAAATTCCACAGACTGAATCATATTTCCACCCTATCACCCCCTGTGCCGCTCAATCCGAATTATCAGCGCGGCGTGGAGTCAATCGTCTCTTGAAAAAAGTTCGAAAACTTTTCAAAAAGTCAATCGTTTATCCATGATTCACATAATGCTTATTTAAATGTCAAACAGACACTTATATTAAATCAATTGAACTTATTATTTAAGCCAAATTTTAATTATAAGCTGAAATTATCCGGAATATCATCAGGAATGCTGGTCAATTCGTTAAGAACTGCATCCCCGTACAGGCCGTACATCAGATAAATGAATGCAGAAGGAATCTGCGTTGTCAGTCCAGCCTGACGGTGAAGCGGTATCTTAACCTCGCTACTCTTGTCCAGCTCTATACGTCCGTTGGTGCTCTTACGTGGTGAGAGAGGTATAGCACTACAGAGGTTAGGGCATTCATTTTCGTCAATAAAAACGTGAGGCAAAGCATTGCTTCTGTCACCAAACAAAAGCAACATCAGCTTGAACTGCTGCCAATGATAGATTGTGGCCTGTCCTTCGTTCATGAGCTGCACTTCGAACCCGTAACTTTCCAGTTCTCTCTTCAGTGCACGGCTGTCAGTCGTTATCTGTTCCAGTTCCTCCCTGCGTTTGTTACCGGCCCTGTCCGGATATAAAACAATACGTTTGTTCCGACAGTCACGCCCGAAAAACTCATAAACCTGTCTAGCAAGCTCCGGCTGCTCATCCGGATAGAAACAGAAGAACTCTTTCAACAGCCTGAATTCCTTCCCGTACTTCTTGGGTTGCCCACATACCAGGCTTGAGAAATGTCCGGGATCATACCCTATATACAGCGGAGCGCTCTTGTCGTAGTATTTCAAATAACGGGCAGTGATGATAAAGTGATCCTTCAGATCAAGCTTCATGATAGAATCATAAATATACCCGTCAGAGAATTGATGCTTTTCTTTATCATAATTTGCAAAGAACTTGTTAACCACAGACTTATGACGGACAGCACATATAGCAGTAAGAAATTCGTCCATATCCAATGTGTCAAGCTGAGTTTTAAAAAACTTAGGTCCCAATATGTCTTTATTGACAAATGAACTGGCCCGGATATACAATGTGGCGTTGCGCCGCATATCAGTCAAACGCGGTGTCCACATGGATATCTGTCTGTCATACTTCTTCAGTTCCAGGCGTATCTTTTCAAGCGTGACCGGGTTGGTGGTATTCTTCTGGGCGGTAAGAAGTTCCATTCTTTTATAAACCGCTTTGTTCACATGAACGGCTACTGTGGCTATTTCGGAAAGAAGCTGAGGATTGTTCTGATCCTCATATCGTTCAAACCAGTCGTCCTCATTCAAATCCACACGGGCAGTATCAGAAACCCCAGTCCATCCCTGGTAATACGGGCTTTTACGTATTTCCGCAGAAGATCCACGAAGAGAAGGAAACAGACGTGTCTTGAGTTTCTCTCCGTCATTGTGTTTCATTTCTTCTACAAAAGCATGAACACCACTTCTACCCGCCACTGAGTCCGGCTGGTCAGAACTTACCAGCTGGATATGATGACCGTTCCGGAACAGGATGCTATGCTTGGGATAAGAAATTGGATAACGCGGCTTCCGGAAATGCTCTGGAATCTTCGACTCTCCCGCAATATAGTCAATGCCATATTCCAGCATACAACGGGGACGGCCGTTAACCGTAATCTGCCTGGAAAAAGCAGCCTGAATGTTAGGCCATATATTGGTAAGCAACGCAACATAGGTACGATGCGCTAAAAATGACAACTCGGCCGGCATACTGTCTGCCACACGGACAATGCGGTTTACTGTAACCTCACTCGTCTTACCTGACGCACGTGCAGCTTCCACCACCACTTTGTTAGGGTCAAGAAGATTGACCATTACCTGCATGGAATTCATGTAGATACGTTCCATCTCCATTGAAAATTCATCATTGGATATATCGTTCTGACTCATGATTACTCTTCATTTAATATTTCCTCTACATCCTGAATATCGGCATCCCGCAACAAGCGTTTCTTTTCCCTCTTATCAATAGGAAGACCGTCGATAAGTTGGATATAAAACCCTTCGTTATGCTTACGCGCTATCTCTTTCAGTGATTTGCTTTCCAATCCCATATCTTCCGGACGGAGGTTAGGATCAATAATGAAAGTAATACCAAGATTGGTAGCAGCCTCTGCTATCTGGGCGGCACGAATCCGATGCTCGCTGGCTCTTTCGATACATGCAGCCATCGTTTTCATATCCCCCTTGGCCGCACATAACTGCGCCATGGATTCCAGCTTGTCCGCATAGTGATTCTCCCATACCTTCTCGCTGACATTGTTATCGACATTAAAATAATTAATGGCTTGATAGATACGTTCCTTGCAGGTACGTTCATCTAAAGCCAACTTCTGCTCCGCATTAATGCGCAGACGCAATTTCTTGGAAGCACGGGTTATATTCGGCTCATATTCATATATTTCTGCCGCCCATTGTATTTGTTTCAAAAATTTCTGCACATCTTCCGGAATGCCATTACACTTTCCGGTAGTGAGAAATCCTGAAATCATATCGGGATGTATCTTATCAAGACGCTCAAGTACGGTCATATTCCAAATAGCTCTTTACGCAAATCTTTAAAATAACGTTCATTCTTTCTCTCTTCAAGAAGCTCAATAGCATCAATGTCCCCGTTTTCCGCTTTCTTCGCCAGTTCCATATCAATATTCTTCTCTCCTTGAGCCAGTCCCGACTCATAGGTTTCGTAGAACACATCTCCCGGCAACGACAGCCGGACAGCCAATGCCATCTGCATATTTCGTGGCAACTCCAACAGGCGGCACACGCGCTCACGGCTATACCCCATAATGGCATAGGTGCGTACCCGTGGCAGATAATCATCGCTGACAATCACAATATCCTTATTCCCAGTCATAGCAAACAGCATATTAATACTGAAATACCGGCTATCATCCCTACCATGGTAAGGAACAGGGAAACAGCCATAAAATCAACCTTTAGTTTTTTCATTGAGTATGTCTCTAAACAAAGTTTCACGATCACGATACTTGCGTAACAAATTCCTGTCCTGTTTCCGTCGGGATTCACGTTCGGGATTTTTCAAATACGCTTCATAACGCCGTATACTGTCAAGCACATTGCGGTGTTTGCGGAGAAATTCCTGAGGATCCTTTTCAAGAATGGAAGCCAGCAAGGCACGTTCACTGCGCCCTGCTATAAGAGGATGAAGGAAACGGAAAGAACCGGTATCATTATAGGCTCTAAGTTCTGAGAAAGCCTGCAAATTACGGATGCGAAGACGTACAAGGGAAAATATATCATCTTTGGTAATATTGTCAGCATCCATACGTTCGTCTATCTGTTTCATCCGTTTCCAGCTTACAACACGGTCATTATAGATAAGGGTGGCAGTCTGTACATTCTCATCATCAAGATTATCCCAGTCAATAGCGGGATATTCTTCATGCTTCTGTACTTTCCTTAAACCTCTTTTTTTTTCTCAAAGTCCAAAGATGTTTCCGCCTTTTCCGCACGAAATTCCGATTCCTCTACTCTTTCCTGCAATTCCTGCACCGTATCTTTCGTTTCTTTCAATTCGGCCGATTTCTCCTGCAACTCGTGTACTGTTTCTTCCAATTTCTCCTTTACCGAGCTGACAGGATTGCGCCGGTTCTTTCTGATCTGTTCTGCCGTTGCATAATCAAGCAGAAGATAAAGAATCTTGTTTGCAAAACGTTCAGGTGATCGCTCCCATGCAGGCAACACAGGCGCATCAGGATTAATACTCCGTAAAAGCTTCAGATCGGCCGAAGCGGCGTATTGGTTCTGAAGACGGTTATAATGAAGCTTCTTTTCTTTGAATGAATACATAACTTATCAGTTTAGCCGGTGCAGGATAATACATTGTAAAACAAACATATATATCCTCACCGGATTAATTATAAAAATCAGACAACAGTTTGAATACGGGATCCGGCAATCTCAACCAAAGTGTCAGTATCAATTACGCGGAAAGTAATACGGCTTCCAGCACGGGCGGTCCATGTGGCTCCATCCTCAAGAATAAACACATCATTCTCAGCAACTGTAGCCGGATACTCCACACCCTCACCTATAAGAGTTATATAGCGTCCCTTGTCATTGGCCGCCAGACCGGAAACTGTAGCAATAGCCTTAGATGAGGAGGTACAATCAGGAATGGAATACAAGTCCTGTCCCGGCGTAATGGTAAGATTAGTGGCATCCGCCGGATTGGATTTGGCAGGCTGGCGTACAATAGCACCTGTATATTTGTAATACTGTGAAATGGAAGTACGCTGGAACGTAAATGTCACATAACGTCCGTCTGCGTCATGCTTGTTTTCAAACGTTTGAAGAATCATCGGGCGGTCATAAGAACCGATGATATACCACTGGCTTTCTTCAATTTCTTTGAAGAGAATGATAAACTTGCCACCCGCATATTCTTCCGTGAAAGAAAGCAGCTTGTCCCGCTGTCCACCCATAACCGCCACAAACTGATTGGTTCCGGAAGTGGTGATATCCCCCTTCTCACCATTGCCTACAAAAGTGGGGATGGTATGGCACACAAAATACTTCATATACTCACCATTCTTCATCGGAACCTGCCCTACCTCCCTGTTGGCATTGGGAGCCGGAAATAGCTGAGAGTTATCCACCTGGTCAATACTGATCAGATAAATCTGATATGCAATGTTTGATCCATGGGTCTGACGGTCGGACACATCCTCAATATCACCAATATTCATCATTCCGGTAACAGCCATTGACAGCCCGACAGCAGTATCGGCAGAGGATTCAAAAACAAAGCTCAAGGAGAGCACTACAACCAGCACCGCCAGTTGAAATAAAAATATGCGGGAATTAATTTTTGTTCTCATAAATTTTCTGTTTAATAAAAAGGGCGGGCTACCACCCCCGCCC